AAAGGTCGCGGGCGACACCGGCACGTGGTCTCACGTCGTGACACCGAACGGCCAGCTCCTGCTGATGAACAGCAAGGATCCGCGCAAGACCATTCAGGTCCCCGGAAACTTCGCTGCGCCGGAGAAAGATCCTCGCGAGCAGGAAGCGGCCAAGCTTGAGATGAAGCGCGCTGGCGACCGCTACGAGCAGATTACGACGGCCGACCGAAGCTCCGATGAGCAGCTCGCGAAGCTAGACAAGTTTGAGCAGGCCGTGCGCAGCCTGCCGTCAACCGCGTTCGGACCCGGCGCCGATGCTATCACGACAGCCAAGGCGCTCGCCGCCCAGGCCGGCTTCGACGTAAAGGGCCTCACGGACGCGCAGATCGTCCAGCGCATGGCCACGCAGATGCAGCTCGACAAGGGCAAGATGCTCCCCGGCGCCATCTCGAATTACGAAGACCAGCTCATGAGCCGTGCGAACGGCTTCGGTATGGACAAGCAGAAGGACGCCAACCTCGACGCCATCGCGTCGCAGCGGGCCATCCTCAAGCACCAGAAGGCTGCTGCGCAGGAGGCCTACAAGTACCGAGACAAGAACGCGTACAAGGCTCTTGACGACGGATGGGAGCCCTACATCTCCGACTGGAACGCAAAGAACGGCGTCCAGCTCCCGGCTGCGCCAGTTACCGCAGCGCCGGCCGCACCAGCAACAGCACTATCACCGGGCGCCTACGTTTGGACGCCTAAGGGACTGCAGAAGAAATGACGATCACCGTGGAAGGGCCAGGAGGCTCTACCGTAGAGTTTCCAGATGGCACCTCCACGGAGACCATCAATCAAGTCATGACCACCCACTTCGGTGGTGGTGGCCAGCCCGAGCCCTCAGGTGCGTTCGCAGGAGCACAGCACGGCGTAGCGCAGATCGCCCACGGCGTCGCTGAGACTGCCAAGCAGAACTTCGGCATCGGCGACGGCTTCGACAGCCGCGACCCCAACTACGTCCCGGCTGACCCGTACAAGCCGAGCCAGTGGGGACAGCTCCTCGCTGAGAACGTCCCCAGCATCGGCGCGGCAGTCATTGGTGGTAAGGCCGCGGCTGCTATGGCGCCCGGTAAGTGGAAGATCCCCGCGGCCCTCTTGGGTGCTGCCGGCTCCGGCTGGCTCATGTCCTCCGGCGACACCATCAAGGAACGCGCGGCCAACAACCATCACGAGACGCCGACCACTGAAGACAAAGTCCTCGGTAACCTCACGTCTGGTGTGGCCTCCGCGGCCGGCGCGATCCCCGCGACCCGCCTGATCCCCGGCCTCTCCAAGGTCACGGGCGCAGGCGCCTCCGCGGCAGTGAACGCGCTCACGAGAGCCGGCACCACCGCAGCCTCAGGCGTCGTCGGTGGCGCAGCGTCAGACCTCGCCAATCAGGTTGGCACCACGGCCGGCACCGACCAGGGCCTCACCGTGGACCCCTCGCGCCTCGGCGGCGCCGCCATCACAGGCGGTGTCACGTCAGGTGCGTTGGCCGGCGCGCCGCTCGCAGGCGACCTCGCGCGCTCCGCAAGCCTCCGCAAGTTTGCCGGAGAGAACGAAGCGGCCTCCAAGAACTACGCAACGCGACTAGAGGCGGCCGGCAACGGCGACCTCGGTAACGCAAAGGTCGACGAAGCGGCCCACCAACGTGTAGTGGCCGATCTCCAGAAAGAACTTGGCGCATCCGCGTCCAACGTCGACGGTCAGGTCAGCCTGTCACAAGAGGCCAAGAACACTCTCAGCGCCCTCCAGCGCGGCGAGAAGGTCAACCCCGACGAAATCTCCAGGCTCGACAGAGAGACTGCCGGCGCCCCAGATGGTGCAAATACGGCGCTGCTGGCCCGCACACTCCATGTGGCGGGTATGGCTGGAGAACGCGGCGGCCACAGCAATCGTGGCTGGGCTGGCGGCATCTCGGGCGTGATGGACAAGAACCTCGGCTTCCTGCTGAACCCCGCCCGCCTCGCGGGTGGTGCGGCAGCGACGGCCCTTGGCATGCATCTGCTCGGCACCAGCAACCCGCTGTTCGGCGGGGCACTTGCGGGCACCTATGGCGCCACGCGACTGGTCGACAACCTCACAGGCATGCGCTCGCCCGCGAAGACGTTCGCTGAACACTTCGCCGACCGCAACGCTCAACTCCGTGTGCCCCCGAACACGCCCGCCGCTCCTGCTGCTCCCCCGCCTCCCGGTGGTGGCGCCCAAGGGCCGTGGGGACCGAAGCCGCTCCAGCAGCAGTCGGTGCCCCAAGCCGGCGTGCAGCCCACGCAGCCGCAGGCGCCGATCACCCCAGGCACTCAGCCGTGGAAGGCGCCGCAGGTCGCACAGCTCCCGAACATCAGTCCGGTAGCGCTGAACAACCTTCAGCAGCAGCTCAAGGCTGGCCTTCCTGCAGCTCCTCAAGAGCCCGCAGCGCCAGCGCCTGCCCCGCAGATCGACCCGCTCAATCTCCCCTCCTCGATCACCAAGTCCGCCAAGAACCTCATGGGCGGCATGGCCAAGGTGCAGGAGATCCGCGAGAAGACGCAGGCCCAGGACGCCGTATCGAGACTGCCGTCTCCCCTCGTGGAAGATGCGCCGCTCGACGTCACGCAGAACCCGCAGATCGGCAAGCGCGCCTCACAGCTCGTGAGCGCCGCAAAGGCCCTGCAGAAGTACACGGGCGCCGACGTGGCCGAGAAGGAACAGGCGCAAGCCGAAGCCCAGGCCGCTCGCGAAGAGAAGTCCCAGGCGCAAGCCCAGGTCCGTGCTCAGCGTGATGCTGACCGCAAGGCTGAGAAGGATAAGTCCGCGACCGAGCGTGCCCAGGCCCTGGCCGAGCGCGCGAAGATGAAGGCTGAAGCCGCCGCGACCAAAGCCGTACAGGTGAAGGAACGCGAGACTGCGAAGGCCGAGCTGGTGAAAGCCAAGCTGGCCGCGAAGGCCGCTGCCGACAAGGTTCGTGCAACGAAGTCTCCCGCAGCTCCCAAGGCCGCCCCTGAGGCGACGCAGGCTCCTGACTACGAGCCGTTCGCTGAAGAGCACCTGTACCCGAAGGGCATCTCCCCGAAGCAGTACGCAGAGCTTGAGGCCGCCAAAAATGGCACCGACAACGACGTGTACAAGGTCAGGGCTGAGAGGTCTGAGGCCCGACGTCAGAACACTGCACGCGACCTCAAGGCCAAATTCCCGAAGGAAGCGCACGTGATCGATTGGCTCCAGCGCGAGCTGCAGCGTGTCGGCACCAGCCCCACGCAGATCACCCGAGCGGTGAAGTACGCGCAGGACAACGTGTCCGACGACCTCGCGAAAGCATTGGAAGCGTTTAAGTGACAAATAAAACCGTGAGGGGGGTCAAGATCAAGAAGATCCCCCTCTTCGGCCGAGTGGACAAGCGATGCCGCCCGCGGCCCGACATCAGTGCCCTCCAGAAGGAGAAGTGGCAGGATCCGGAGTTTCGCGAGCGCATGAAGAAGCGCGACGCTGACCGCATCGCAGACCTCAAAGCCAATCCTGAGAAATACTCGAACGCGGGGATCCCCTGGGGACACACCCGCGCATCCGTGCAGCCCCTATGGGACCGCGCGAACGAACTAGCCGATAGGTTTATCAAAATCATGGAAGACAAAGGCGAACTGCCGCCCGACGACGAACTCGTGCAGGTCCTCAATGAGGATGGCTCGACGAGCGCCGTCAGCGTCCCCGCGACCGAAGCGGGCATGGCCAAGGCCGCGCTGCGAGAAGCCTTCGTTTACGCGGTGGGCCCCGGCGATAAGAAGACCAAGATCCAGTACATCAACACCGTGCTGAACTTTACGAAGTCGAAGCCCGAGAGCAAGTCCAAGCTGACGCTCAACAAGGCCGAGGACTTCTTGGATGCCATCGCGAACGATGACGCCTGACGAAAAGCGGGCGTATCAACGCGAGTGGTACGCGAAGAACAAAGACAAACGGCGCGCCGCAAGCAAGGCCTACTATCACAACAACAAAGACTACTACGCCGACCGCGCCCTGCAGAATAAGTACGGCGTATCTCTTGCAGAGAAGGCGGCGATGTACGAAGCGCAAGGTGGTCTTTGTCTAATCTGCAAAGAGGCCGACGCGACTGAGTTGGATCACTGCCACACGTCAGGCGAGATCCGCGGCTTGCTGTGCATCCCCTGCAACACAGCCATTGGGTTGTTAAAGGACGACCCAGCGCGAATGCTTAGGGCCGCTGAATACATAAATGACCGAACTGACCGAAACACAGAAGGCGACGCGCAAGCGGCTGCTTGAAGACTTCGAGTATTACGCGCGGCACTGCTGCAAGATCAGGACGAAAGAGCAGACCATCGTCAATCTTGAGCTGAACCCCGTGCAGAAGAGGTTCGCGCAGGCCATTATCGACCAGATGCTAACGCGCGGCTACGTCCGCATGGTCGTGCTGAAGGCCCGCCAACAAGGGCTATCCACCGTTATCAGCGCGTGGCAGTACTGGTGGTTATCGCAGCGGAAAGCGATGAAGGGGCTGGTCATGGCCCATGAGGCCGATGCCACCACTACGCTGTTCGATCTCTATAAACGACTGCACGATAATGTTCCCGACATCGTACGCCCTTCGACCAAATACTCTTCGCGCACAGAACTCGTTTTTGACAGACTTGATACTGCGCTGCGTGTTGCTACTGCTGGTGGCCGGGGTGTGGCGCGCGGCGAAACGCTCACCGTCGCACATCTGTCCGAAGTGGCCTTTTGGCCAGTAGCGTTCGCCAACGCTAACTTCAACGGTCTGATTAAGGCTGTGCCGAAGACTAAAGGCACCGCTGTGTTTCTCGAAAGCACCGCCAATGGTGCGACGGGAATCTTCCACGATATGTGGGAAAATGCCGTAAACGGCACCAATGGTTACGGCGCCTTCTTCAGCGCATGGCACGAGAGCGCAGAGTATCGAGACCCCGCCCCGGCTGATTTTGTGCGGACACCTGAGGAAGAAGACCTCGCCGCAGAGTTCAATCTGGACAATGATCAACTGTTTTGGCGCCGCCGCGAGATTGCGACCAACGGGTTGGACCTGTTCAAGCAAGAATACCCCGCGACTGCTGACGAAGCGTTCCTGAACACGGGACGCCCCATCTTCAACGCCGAGTACATCCAAGAGCGGCTGAAGGCGCCTAATACGCCCATCACGTTGATGTGCGTCGAAGAGACATACGACGACAAGACGGGCCGCGCTCTGCCACTACGCGTGATCCGAGAGAACGCTCGTGGTGAACTCAAGGTCTACCGAGAGCTTGACCCGAGCGAGACGTATGTGATCGGCGCCGACGTAGGCATGGGCCTGCGGGCTGGCGGCAAGGCTGGAAAGAAAGATGGGGACCCGAGTGTCGCTCAGATACTAGACAGCCAAATGCGACAAGTCGCCGTCTGGCGAGGCAACGTGCACCCCGACGTGTTCGCCAAGATCCTCGTGACGCTGGGCTACCACTACAACAGTGCGATGATAGCGCCAGAGCGCAACAATCATGGTCTCGTGACCTGCGTTGCAATCCGCGACATGGATTACCCATACATTTACACCGAGCAGCCCGAAGGCACGCTTGAGGCCGAGAAGGACAGTATCAATCTGGGCTTCTTCACCTCTGAGCGCACCAAGCCGCTCATCATCGACACGCTGCGCGCCGCCGACCGCGAGCGCGAAATTGAAATTAACGACACCGAGACACTCCGCGAGATGCTGTCGTTTGTTGTTACCGAGAGCGGCAAAATGGAAGCCGAGCCGGGAAAACACGACGACTGCGTCATGAGCCTCGCCATCGCTGCATACGTGCACGGAGGCAAGTGGACGCCCATCTCGGTCTCCGACGAGTTCTACTCAGAAGCAATTTAAGGACCAATGGCGAAGAAGCCAACTACTTTATCAGAAGAAGAGATTCTCGCCAGAGTCCAGGCTAAGAGTACTAACTCGGTCTCCTGGTTCGATTCCAGACTGGCGCGCGAACGCGAACGAGTGACGCGCTATATCAATGGAGACCTTCCGAAGCGCACATCCGAAGGCTCGTCCTCGTACGTTTCGAGCGACGTCTACGACTCCGTTGAAATGCAGCGCGCACAATTGCTTGAAGTGTTCGCGGGCGGCGACCACATCGCACAATTCGACCCCGACCAAGATATGTCGGCTGAGATGTGCCGCGTTGCTACAGACTACGCGTCCTACATCATTTTTAGGGCCAACGAAGGCTACAACATCTTCAGCAACGTCATGTACGACGGCCTCACGGCCCGTGCCGGCGTGGCCAAGGTGTACTGGGAAAAGAAGCACACCTACAGCGAAGAGACGTTCGCGAACCTCTCGTACGAGCAGGCCCACGCCGTCGCGGCGCAGGAGGATGTCGACGAGTTCGACGCCGACCTCGATCCCGCAACCGGCACCTTCCACGGCACGCTCGCGCGCAAGAAGGACGTCAGCAAGACCTGCATCGATCCGATTGCTCCCGAAGAGTTCCTGATCGAGCCGCTTGCCACTTGCATCCTCGACGCCAAGTACACGGGACACCGCACGCCGAAGACGCGTGAGGAGCTGATCGCGATGGGATACAAGAAGTCCCTCGTGATGTCCCTGCCGGCTGACGACGCCAAGGAGCTGCAGTTCAGCCCCGAGGTTCTCGCGCGCAACGCACCGACCCAGAGCAACGATAGCACCGACGATCCCGTAGACGACACGCAGGAATACATCGTCCTGTTTGAGAGCTACATCAGAATGCAGATCGACAGCGCTAAGGGCGCGCGTCTGTACAAGATTGTCCATGCGGGAGGCAAGCTGCTCGACGAGCCCCAGGAGGTCGATAAGGCCCCCTTCTTGGCCTACGTTCCCCTGCCGCTGCCTCACGTGTTCTACGGCCACAACTTCGCGGCCCGCGTGATCCACAC